GAGGTCTCCGGGCCGAGGTCTCCGGGCCGAGGTCTCCGGGCCGAGGTCTCCAGCCGAGGTCTCCAGCCGAGGTCTCCGGCCGAGGTCTCCGGGCCGAGGTCCTCCGGGCCGAGGTCCTCCGGGCCGAGGAGAATCGGAGAATCGGAGAATCGGAGAATCGGAGAATCGGAGAATCGGAGAATCGGAGAATCGGAGAATCGGAGAATCGAGATCGGAGAATCGGAGAATCGAGATCGGAGAATCGGAGAATCGAGATCGGGGGGATTATGGGGGGCGCTCACATGAGCATGTGTTCGCGCGCCTGCCCGCTCACGGGGGTGTGAAAACCTCTCGAAGTATGGTTTTGAGGCACCGATTTTACAACGCCCTTAAGTCGATTTTCCGTAGAATTTGAGGCACGGGTGAGGCACGGGTGAGGCACGGGTGAGGCACGGGTGAGGCACGGACCACACTTTTGAGGCACCGGGAAACGGGCTAAACGGGCTAAACGGGCGCGCCGGAGCACGTTTGATGCGTCAAACGTGCGTCAAACGTGCGTCAAACGTGGCGCAAAAATGCGGCGAAACCGGGTAAATCGGGCTGGGTAAACGTCAAACGTGCGTCAAACGTGCGTCAAACGTGGCGCAAAAAATGCGGCCGAAACAGGGTAAATCGGGCGCCCCGAGAACGGAGAAAACAGCCGGATTCGGCGGATTACAGAAACTAGAGTTTTCTTCGAAGAAACTCCGACAGCCGCCACTTTTGACCACTTTTGACGCCACTTTTGACGCACGTTTGACGCACGTTTGATCACTTTTGAACGCCACTTTTGACCGTTTTTGGCCACTTTTGAGGCACTTTTGGCCACTCCCGTGCCTCACCCGTGCCTCAAACGTGCCTCACCCGTGCCTCAAATTCTACGGAAAATCGACTTAAGGGCGTTGTAAAATCGGTGCCTCAAAACGTGGTTTGAGCAAGTTCGCGCGCGCTCGATCGCGCGCTCGCGCGCGTGAAAGAGCCATCTGCCTCAGATTAGAGAAACTAGATTTATCGGAAACAAGAACGCAGAAAACAAGAACGCAGAAAACAGAAAACAGAAAACAGAAAACAGAAAACAGAACGCAGAAAACAGAAAACAGAAACTAGATATTCTCTCCGGGCGTTCTCCCGGATGGCACCGCTCCCGGTTCGTTCGGCGCGCGCTCGATCCTCAAACCCGGTCGGACCGCTTCCCCGGGGCTTGGTACCTGCTCCCACCATCGGGTACCATTGGCTTTACGCTGCCGGATCGCTTCCCGGCGGAGGTACTCCCAACCGGGGGGCGAGGTACCGCTCCCCCCACTATGCCGGACCGCTCCCCGGAGGTACCTCCTCCCTCTTCGAGGTACCCTTTCCGCAAGGGATAGAATCAGCCGGTTTCGGGCTCACTGGATAGGGCGGGAACACGTGAAAGACTCGGAGTATGGTGGCGCCGACACCGCCGATACCAACGGCATCCAGCCCCCACCTAACGGAGTTATTGATCCGCACAGTGAACTACGCCTGCTGTACGCTACAGACCCAGCCGACGAGACCAGCGTCCCCCACATCTCCATGAAGAAGGCAGCCACCTAGTAGGGTGTGGGGACCGCCCCCGGTTAGATGGCACCCTGAGGAGGGAACATGTCGAATAGGACACCCGGCTCAACTTGGGTTCGCGTCCCGGGTCGCTACGCGAAACTGCTGTCGGGAGAGTTGAGTGTGGACGACCTGGATGACGAGGAACTGTCTCGCGGGCAATTGAGGTCGGCGGACGGGAAGTTCAACGGGTACGCTCCTCGGGTCGTCCCTCAGGTCATGCTGCAGGCCATGCGGCGAGAGTGGATGGAGAGGGCGAACAGTCGCCTGCGCCAGGCCCTGATGGAGAAGGGGATAGGCACGCTGGTGAGGCTCGCCGGGGACGAGAACGTCGACCCGTCGGTAAGACTCCGGGCTGCCCAGACGATCATGGACCGGACGATGGGGAAGGTCCCCGACAAGGTTGAACTTACAGCGGAAGACCCCATCGAGGCCTTGTTCCGGGGGATCCTCAACGACCCGAACGGATTAGCGCCTGCTCCCCGGGAGTTCAGCGCGGAAGAGCGTATGATGTTGTCGTGAAGCGGATTCGGATCGGGTCGTGGGTGCGCTGGGCCGGGTCGCTCGCCCGGGCAGCCGCGAGAAGGCTCCTGAAGGCCCCGGAGAGCCAGGTAACGACCCCCACCCTCCCCGCGCTAGACCTTCTCATAGAACGCCTGCGAGACGAGGCCCGGGAGGAACGCCTGCGTCGCCGCTGGTGGCCCGCACGGGACTTCCCCCGGGGGTGGGGATGGGCGTAGGACTGAGTAGCGCAGATCTCTAATCCGGGGACGGGGCGGCCGAACCGCAGGTACCCTTTCCCCCGTCCCAATTGCGCGGACTTAGCCGGTTGGTCCTCTTCTCCCTCTTCTCCTCTTGGGAGAGGAGGACCAACCGGCGGTGAACGGACCCCCGAACCCGACAACGAGAGGAAACCCCGAATGAGTCGAATTCTCGCCGCAATCGCCGGAGCCCTGACCCTCGCACTGGCTGTTCTGGCCGCACCGGCGCAGGCCGCCACCTCAGGGCCGTGCTGGGGCAACTCAGGGGCCACCTGTCGGCCCTACATGAACACGTCTTTCGTCCCTTGGATGACCCCCGACGCCCAGGGCGCTCAGTACCGCACTGTCTCGGGAGGAACCGGGGTGGACATGCGCTGCTGGACGACTGGCGCGTACCGGAATGGGACTTCCAAGTGGTTCTGGGTCCGCTCCTCGAACTACCCGTTCACGTCTGGGTACGTCCCCGCGACTACCGTCTCCAGCCAGATCGTTGTCGGTCACTGCTGACGGAGGAGGAACAACCTCCCACCCTCACCCACCGGACGGCAGTCGTCCGGTGGGTGAGGTCGTTTTCGAGAAGGGGAAAGGCATCTTGAACGTGGCTTCGGTCCGGGAGTTGGCGGAGAGGATAGACGAGAGACTCGGCGACCTAGCGTTCGAGAAGGGGCAGAAAGCCGCCTGCGAAGCCGCCCTAGCCATTGCGGAGGTTGCGGTCCGCAGGGCGGAGGAGCGCCTACTAGAGGCCCGGGTCGCGCTGTTCGAGGAGTACCCTGAACTCCTAGGCGAGGAGAGTCTGGCGAGTGTTCGCGCTCGAGCAGCCGGAGACGGCCGACCAGAGTACGAGTCCGTCCAGGTGGACGACCCCGACCGACCGCCATGGATTGGGTCCTGGGACGAGGCCTACCTGGACAATATGTGGGAATCCCACGATGGTGGATAGGAGTTATGCGCCCCGTCGTGTTGACCTGAACCCGGAACGCCAGATTGCCGAGTTGGAACTCTATCGCCGTCTGGGGTGGCACCCGCACCCAGCCCAGCAGGAGATCATAGAGAATGGCGCGCGCCAGAAGGTCGTTAGCGCAGGTCGCCGGTTCGGGAAGTCCGAGATCGGGGGCCATAAACTCACCCACGAGGCACTAAACACCCGGCTGGTAAAGACCCGCCTGGACGACCTAGGCAAGCGGAGAGAGTTCTGGATAGTCGGCCCGTCCTACACAGATAGCGAGAAGGAATTCCGCATCCTGTGGAATGAACTCTCTAAGGCCGGTTGCCGGGAGCATTTCGACCGCCCGGGTTCGTACAACAACCCGGAGCAGGGGGACATGCACCTGAGTCTGTGGGGAGGCAGGTTCCAGGCCCACGCTAAGTCGGAGAAGCATCCCGACTCGCTGGTGGGGGAGGGACTCTCGGGAGTGGTTCTAGCGGAAGCCGCGAAGTTGAAGGAGCGGACTTACAACAAGTTGATCCGCCCGACTCTCGCGGACTTCCACGGCTGGTGCCTCATGACCAGCACCCCAGAGGGTAAGAACTGGTTCTACGAGATGTGGAAGAGGGGGCAGGACCCCAACCGCCCGGACTGGGCGTCGTTCAGGGCGCCGAGTTGGGCCAACCCCTACGTGTACCCCAGAGGCGCTACGGACGACGGACTCATCGAACTTCGCCGCGTGATAGAGGGGCGATCGGAGGTCGTCGACTCGGCCCTGTATCACCGGCTCGGGATCGACCCGGAGATCGGGGAACTTGCAGCAGACCTCACGACCGCCGCGTTCAACCAAGAGATTGGCGCGCTGTTCACGGAGTTCGTAGGGAGGGTCTTTGGGGACTTCGACGAGGAGGTGCACGTCGGGGACTTCGAGTTCGAACCTAGTTGGGAGACGGTAGCCGCAGTCGACTACGGCTTCACGAATCCGAACGTCTGGCTGCTCATCCAGATCGACCCGTTTGAGGAGCGGATACGGGTCCTGGACGAGGCGTACCAGTCCGGGCTCACCCCGTACGAGTTCGCAGACCTAATCGCCGAGAGAGGCCTGTGCCCGCCGTCGCTGAGGGTCTTCTACCCAGATCCGGCCAGTCCCTCGGACACCAAGATCCTAGAGAACCGCCTAAAGATTCGCCACAAGGGAGGGACCGGAGGTGAGATCAAGCACCGGGTCGACGCTATCCGGAAGGCTCTCGTTGTTCGGAACGCCCACCTACCTGAGGGGGACCCAACTAGGGTCCCCCGCCTCCAGATACATCGACGCTGCACATCCACCATTCGCGACATGCTGAACTATCGCTATCCCGAGCGCAAGACGCAGGCGGTGGAGTCAAACGCTCCCGAGAACCCCATGAAGAAGGACGATCATGCTCCTGAGGCGCTAGGCCGGATGTTCGCTTCACGGTGGGGTGTACTGCGTTCCGAGAGGAAGGCGCGCGCCAGCGCTGCTCGTTTCGGCCCGGGATGAGGTCGACAGCACAGTGCTCTTTCCCCGGTTGCACGAACCCCATAGACAGCAAGGGTCTGTGCAACTCCCACCGCCGTCAGCAGCGGAAAGGCCTTCCGCTCCAGCCGCTGCGGGAGAAGGGCGCGCTATCCGAGCGCACCCTGAAGGCGCACGCGGCAGCCCAGCCGGTGGACGGCATCTGCGACGCGTGCGAGGAGGTGTGGGTGTTACGCCGCCTGGGGATGACCTGGCTAGATGTTGAGGAGCGCGCTGGGTTCACGAAGGAGTCTCTCCTAGACCACATGAGGTCGGAGCATTATCAGCATCCGTAGCCAAGTCAGACCGCGCCCCGCGCGGTACCGTAGCGACCGTTCCACGCCGAAACCCCAACCGAGAGGGAACCCGTCCCATGGTGGACTTGACGCCGTATTCGTCGGTTAGGCCGTTGATGGGGCCACTGGAATCGTGGCTCTCGGGGGACGACGCCGTCCGGCTGGGGGCGTATAGCGTCTACGAGAGTATGTACCGCAACCTGCCGGGTGCGTTCAAGTTGGTGCAGCGCGGTGACGAGCAGAACCCCATCTACATTCCTTCCGCACGCACCATAATCGAGGCTAAGAATCGGTTCTTGGCGAAGCGTTGGACGTACGCGCTGGCGCCGGGATTGGGCTCGGATAGCGAACGGGCGGCACTTGACTTCGCTCTCCAGCAACTCTTCCGGCGAGAGCGCCTCTGGTCGAAGTTCGCCACCCAGAAGAGGTGGGGACTGGTGCGGGGAGACCAGGTCTGGCATATAACCGCCGACGAGGACAAGCCAGAGGGGAGACGCCTGTCGGTGTGGGACATCGACCCGGCGTCGTACTTCCCGATATTGGACCCGTGGAACAGCGAACGCGTCCTCGGGGTCCACCTGGTCGACCCGGTGGAGAACGACGCAGGCAAGACCGTCATAAAGCGGCAGACCTACCGGAAGACGGAATCCGGCGGGATATCGTACGAGTTGTCGTGGTGGGAGACGGGAGGCTGGGACGACCGGGATGCAGACGTCACGCTGAAGCGCGTTACCGGGAGCGATGTCCCGGCTGGAGACTACAACGCCCCCATCTCCTACGACTTGCCCCCCGAGATCAAGTCCATCCCCGTGTACCACATCAAGAACAACCCTATCTCTAACCACCCGTTCGGGGTGTCGGAGTTAGACGGGTTGGAGACGCTTATCGCAGGGGTGAACCAGACCATTAGCGATGAGGATCTAACTCTGGCGATGCAGGGTCTAGGCCTCTTCTGGACCACGAGCGGACCACCCGTAGACGACAACGGGGACGAGACGAATTGGAAGTTGGGACCGGGGTGGGTCCTGGAGATTGACCAGGACTCGGATTTCGGTCGGGTGGCGGGCGTGGGGTCTATCTCCCCCATGCTGGAGCACGTAGGCAAACTAGAGCAAGCCATGAGAGAGGCTTCGGGCGTTCCGGACATTGCGATCGGAACGGTGGACGTGGCAACCGCGGAATCCGGAATCGCGTTGGCGTTCAAGATGAGCCCGATCCTGGCAGGTAACGAGGAGAAGGAGGGCGAGATCCTCTCCGTCATGGACCACCTTCTCTACGACCTCACAACGATGTGGCTCCCGGCGTACGAGGGTCTCTCGACACCCTCTCGGGCGGTGAGCGTCGTTGACGACCCGCTGCCAGTGAACCGGAAAGCCGTCCTAGACGAGGTCGTAGCCATGCTTAGCACCGACCCTCCCCTAATCTCCACTGAGTACGCCCGAACCATCCTCCAGGACCGCCTGGGCTACGACTTCCCCGATGAGATGGGGGACACGGTGGTCGGAGAAGCGCAGGCCATGGCGGATGCGCGGAACGTAGACCCGTTCGCGGGCAGGGCGAGCGCTGAATTGGCGCAGCCGTAGTGGCTCCGAAAGTCAGTCCCCGGGTCCGGCTGATTCTGGACGACGTCAACTGGGCTACTGGACTCCCCCAGCGCATCATGCAGGGTTCGTGGTCCACTGGGGTGGACGCCAGTGCCGGGACGCACTCCGGCGGTGGAGCGGCCGACATCTCGGTTAGAGGCTGGACGGAACCCCAGGCCCTGCGAGTAGTGGAGGCCCTCCGGGAGCGCAACGGCGTAGCCTGGCTCCGCTCGCAAAAGTTCGGATGGTCCGGCACGCCGCACATCCACGTAATCTTCCGAGACGAACCCGGCCTGAGCCCGCAAGCGAAGGCGCAGATATCCTCCTACGACAGGGGGAAGAACGGACTAGCGGGCGGTAGACCCGACCCGCACCGCCGACCCGTACAACGACCGATAGAGGAGTGGGTTATGCCGCAGTCACCCTACACGGTGGAGAAGGCTTCCACCCAGCAGACCCTAGCGCTGAACACCTGGGAGAAGATGGACCTCGGAAGGGTGGACCATGTATTCCCGCCCATTGGCCCGAACGACTGGGAGGCGTATGTCAACTTCGACCTGACCACCTTGAAGGGGGCGAAGCGTAACGATCTGCGATACGTTCTCGGTCGATGGGCACGGCGGGACGCCTCAAGCGACGACCTTATCGTCATGGGTGGAGGCAAGTACGACGTCACCGGAGCCGACACCAAAGCCATTCCCCCCGACCTCCCCCGCACCACGCTGAGGTACACCTGGAGCCACGGATTCGTGGGCGAGAAGGACGTCCCGGTGTCTTTCTGGATGTTCATAGGGTCTATGGCTTCGGGCAGCATCGAGTCTCCCCTCCGGATCTTCAAGGTGGACTCGGAAGCGGCCTACCCTTGGGGGACGAGGCCGAGGTGACCCGCGCCGAGGCTAACGGACGAGCGCAGAAACTCTGGCGCAAGAAACCCGTCGTTATCGAGGCCGTACGGCTCACCGCCGATAACATGGTCGAGGTCATGCGTTGGGCTGGGAACGACGCGTTACTTGTTAGGCCAACCGGGGTCTAACAGACGAAAGGAACCGAAATGCTGGTCTACGACTTCGACGGCCACCCCCTGCGGCACTGCGGCTCGGAGAAATGCTGCGGCGACTTCCCTGTGCCGCCGTGTGAGTGCGGCGGCCCATACGGCTGCTACCTGCACGGATAGCGCGCCTGGCGCGCCTAGCGCGGTGACGCCCCAAGGCTTCGGCCTTGGGGCGTCTTTCTGTTGGCGCCTAACGCGCGTCGGGCGAAGGTGCTCCCCATCCGATTAGTAATCTCGCCCGGAGTAGGGTAGAGTTGTACTCGTTGGGCCAACCGGGGTCCAGCAGACGAAAGGAACCGAAATGCTGGTCTCAGAACTCATCAAGCGCCTTAGCGCGCTAGACCCGTCCGCCAACGTGGCCCTGTACCACGGAGAATTCGCGCCGACGCGCGAACTACGCGGGCTGGTCGCGAGCGCCGACCTTATCGAAGCGCCCGACGGACCTCCGGGGCCCACGGAACCGAAGGAGCCGACCATGTCGACCACCTACCTCGTCACCGAGAGCAACGGCTGGGAGATCGCAGACGACATCAACGCCAAGTTCGAGGCGGGAACCGTCACCCATATCGGGTCGATCGAGATCAAGTCCCGCTGGGGCAGGCCCGTCGCCACCTGCTACGGGACGGGGACCGTGTCCGTCTCGGTCCAGGCCCGGACCACCAAGGGCTTCAGCGATCTGTACTTCGCCGTCGGCCGGACCTTCACGGTCTCCTGACACCCCGCCACAACGACAACCCGACACCACGAACCCCCGAGAGGAACCGACATGAACAGCATCGAGACCACCAAGGACAAGATCGCCAAGTTGCTCGCCAAGGCGGAGGGCACCTCCAACGACGCCGAGCGCGACACCTACCTGGCCAAGGCCGAGAGCCTGATGCTCCGCCTGGGCATCGAGCGCGCCGAGTTGGAGTCCCGGGGCAAGGTCGCCCCGGAGAAGATCGTCGAAGTCAAGCGTGCGTGGCACGGCAACTACTCGATCGTGATGGTGCCGTTCGTGCACCGGGTGGCCCGGGCATTCGGCGACATCACCGTCCTGCAGACCAAGAACTACAACGGCATGATCCGGACGACCTACATCATCGGCCACGAGTCCGACGTGGAGGAGTTCTGCCGGCTCATCGACTCGCTCGCCCTGCAGGTCATGTCGGCGCTGAAGCGCTGGCAGCGGGAGGTCCGGGAGCAGCGCCGGTACTACACCGACATGGAGAAGTACACCGGGAACCGCTCCTTCATCTCGGGCTTCGGAGCGGAGGTCGCCCGTCGGCTGCAGGCCGAGCGCCAGCGCCAGGAGACCACCGAGGCGACCCCGGGCGCGGCGCTCGTCCTCGCGGCCAAGCAGCCCAAGATCGACTCCTGGGTGGAGAACACCTACGGCACGCTCCGGGCCAGCCGTGGCGGCGCTCAGACCAGCGACTGGAGCGCGTCTCGCAGCGGCCAGGCAGCCGGGCGCAACGCTGACCTGGGCCACGGTAGGGTCAGCGCCGGATCGGGCGCGATCGGATCCTGACGCGCACCGCCAGAGAGGCCCCCGGGGGACCGCGACCTCCGGGGGTCTCTCGTTGCCCGGAGAAACTCGTACAAGAAAGTTGGCGCCTAACGCGCGTCGGGCGAAGGTGCTCCCCATCCGATTAGTAATCTCGCCCGGAGTAGGGTAGAGTTGTACTCGTTGGGCCAACCGGGGTCCAGCGAACCGGAAGGAACCGAAATGTCGGACTTCAAGCCGCACCACTGGGCGCCAAAGAGCAGCATCGAGGCTGTAGAACTAACCGTCGTCAACATCATGGCGGTTATGGATTGGATCGGAAAGAGCGGCTTCCACGTCGCCCCCTACGCCCCTTTCTTGGTCTGGATGGACTGCCGTGCTAGGTTCGGCGACTACATCGTCAAGGACCCTATCCGGGGCGACTTCTACGTTCTAGAGTCTGCCGCGTTCCGCCGGATGTTCGTCGAATCCGACTAGGCGCTAGCGCGCTAGAAGTCCCCCGAGGCCGGAGCCTCGGGGGACTTTCTCGTCCCCCGCGCCTTAGCGCCGCGTCGGGCGAAGGCGCTCTGCATCCGATTAGTAATCTCGCCCGGAGTAGGGTAGAGTTCTACTCGTTGGGCCAACCGGGGTCCAGCGAACCGGAAGGAAACCTAGATATGTCCACGATCACATCGACCGCCACCGCGACCCCCTCCCAGAGAAAGTTCATCGAGGATCTTCTCGGCGACAAGGATGTCCGGGGGACAGCCTACGAGGGCTGGGTCCCCGACTGGTCCCTCTCCACAAAGCAGACCGCTTCGAAGGTCATCGCCTTCCTCCTCACCCTCCCCAACCAGCCGGTAGACCTGGGCCACCCCTCGGAGCCTGAGGCGGGCGTTTACGTCTCCCGGGTCCCCGGGCGGGACGAGGCCTACCTTCGCGTCTACCGGGGCCAGAAGAACGGTCGCATGCTCGCCAAGCGTATCCACTTCGACGAGGACGGCGTCTCCTACGAGTACCTAGGTCTCGCCCACGTGGCCATCAGCGTCGCCGTAGCGACCCGCCTCAGCATCGAGGAGGTAGGCGCGCTGGGCGTCTCTAGCGGAGTCTGCATGATCTGTGGCAGGCGCCTGGACGACCCGGAGTCGGTCGACAGAGGCATCGGCCCGGTCTGCGCAGCCCGGTACTAATCCAGGCGCTGGGGGAGCGGGAGGGTAGCCTACGACCATGTCCGTAGGCGCCCCGGTTCGACCCTCCCCCAGCGCCTCGGTAGGCCGTCGCCCCCTGCTGGCGCACCTAGTCGTGCAGCGGGCGACAGACCGGGAGATGCTGGCGATAATGCGCTCGAGCGCGGCCAAGATTGACGAGGAGTTGTCTCGGTTGGCTACCCGGGCAGGTGTGGGGAGCGCGTTACGGGCGGAACAACTACGCCGGTCCCAGTCGTTCATGCATCGGGAGATGGCGGTCTTGTGGTCTCGGCTGGGGGACGCCATCTCGGCCGGTCGGGAGGCGGCTGCAGCCGCTGCCGTGGAAGGGATGATGAACGTCGACCTCCTGAAGACGGTGTTACCGGCCCGAGACCTGAACCTGCTCCGGCGCTCCCTGGAGCGTTCGGCGGTCCAGAACCTGGAGGTTGCGGAGTCGAGAGTCCTGCTGTCTAAGATCCCCCTAGCGGAGAGCGTATACCGCAACGAGGCGCTGTCGTCGGGGAAGATTGACCGTATAGTGGACGACGCTCTCTCGAGAGGAGCGAGTGCGGCCGAGTTGGCACGAGATGTGCGCGCGTTCGTCAACCCGAACACCCGGGGAGGCGTCCGGTACGCCGCGCAACGCCTAGGCCGTACTGAGTTGAACAACGCCTTCCACGCCACCCAAGTCCGGCAGGCGCAGCAGCAGCCGTGGGTAACGGCGGTGAAGTGGGAACTATCGGGGAGCCATCCCGTGCCCGACGAGTGTAACGAGTACGCGGAGGGCGTGTTCTACGCAGGGGGGAAGCCCGGGGAGTGGAAGCCGGAGGACGTCCCCGCCAAGCCCCACCCAAACTGCCTCTGCTTCACGACGCCCGTAGATATAGGACGAGAGGCGTTCGTCGACGGCCTACTGAAGGGCGACTTCGACGCCTACCTGGAGAAGGAAGGCGGGCTGGAACTCGAGCCGGTAAAGGCCTCGGTTTCCAAAGCCACCCCTGCTAAGGCTGCGGCGCCCCCAGCACCGACGGTGGCCCCAGCCGACGTCGTACACAAGGTCGGCACCCCAGGGTTCAGGAAGGCGCTGGATAGCGCGGAGCGCTCGCGTGCGTCGTTGGTGAAGTCGCGCTACAACCGGGCGGGCCAACTCAACGATGCGAAGGGTTGGACCCGCTCCAGCGAGCAGGCCCACGAGCACTACGCCGGAAGCGGCTACGAAGCGATGAACATGTTGAAACGCGACCCGGAGAAGGCGACCAAGCTGTTCAAGGCGTCGCCGAGGGGGGACGAACTTCTGCGCAGACTAGTTCAATGGAATTCCGACTTAGAACGTCTAATCCGCTCGAATTCTGTACGGGCGGATATCACCGTCGTTCGAGGAGTAGAGCACGACCTCTCGCACCTCTCCGTCGGAGACCACCTAGCCGACCCAGGCTTCTTGTCCACCACTACGAAACTCGAACGGGCAAATGACTTCTCGGTTGGCACGGGCTCGGGCGGGCCACCGGGGTGGAACTACGTGATACAGGTTCCCAAGGGCACCAAGGCCATCTCGGGTAATGAGTCCGAGAACGAGATCGTGTTCCTACCGGGGCAGCGGCAAGTTGTAACGTCTATAGACGCCCGATCACGAACTATCTACACGCGGATGGAGAATTGAGATGGACCACGAAGGCAAGTACGTCCAGGTGGCCGATTCTAGGGAAGCCCTGGACAAGATGCTAGAAGAGCTGAAGGCCCGAGAGAAGGCCGCAATCGAGCGTATCCGGAAGTCGGCAGGCCGTTAGAGAGTGTGTTCCTCCTCTCGCTAGGGTACGCTTCCGGGGAAGTTTCGAACGCAGACCCCAGGAGGTCACGGAAGATGAGGCGGAGCCTCGAAGTCGCCGCAGGTTGCGGCACCACGCCCACCGCAGACTCATCCACGGCTCGGGAGCGCGAGACGCTTCTGTCCGGAGGGGACGTTGAGGGCCTACTAGGCCTGAACGCGCGTCTCTTCGGTTCGGCTCGGATGGAGAGCGGCGCCGAACCCGGTGACGACGAGGACGACGAGGACGAGGACGACACCGAGGACGGCGAAGGCGAGGACGGCAGCGACGAGGACGGCGACGAGTCCCAAGGCAACACACCGCCAGAGGACCCAAAGGACGCCCGAATCGTTCAGTTGAGCAGCGAAGCCGCGAAGAAGCGGATGCGCATCCGGAGTCAGTCCCAGCGCATTGCGGAACTCGAGGCGGAGAACGCTCGACTGAAGGGGGATAGCACCGGGGAAAAGGGCAAGTCTGGCGAGGAAGCAGCCAGCGGCCCCAGTCCGGTTGAGAAGGAGAACCAGGAACTCAAGCAGAAGTTGGCTAGGCAGAGCATCCTGTTCGAATTCAACTCGCTATCCACCGGACCCCAGGCCAAGATCCGCTTCAAGAATCCCGCGACAGCCTTCAAGTTGCTCAACCTAGACGACGTTGAGATTGACGAGGACGGCACGTTCGATGGGCTCGAGGATGCGATCAAGGCACTGGCGAAGTCCGACCCGTACCTCCTAGAGGACGAAGAGGACCGGAAGGGTCGCCGCGTAGGCCAGCCGACAGGGCGTTCAGGAAGTGGCGCTGCTCCCAGCCGGGAGAAGTTGCTAGCCAAGTACCCAGCGCTGAGGCGCTAACCCTCATCCTCCTAACCCAACCCTTGAGAAAGGGGAGATCATGGCTAGATACGACAAGTATGACCCCATTTCGGGCGGTTTCCGGGCTGCGCTTGCGGCAGACTGGCTTCTCGCCACCGCAGGCATCCCCACCGCCGTCGCCCTCGACGCTAACGGTCGCGTCATCAAGGTGACCGCAGTCGACACCGCTCTCGGCGTCCTCGTGATCGACGGCGCGAAGTCCGCAGGCGACATCGTGGACGTCATGACGTCGGGGGAGATCGTGGAGTGCACCGGCCTCGCAGCCGGGACCGCCTACTGGTCAAAGGCGGACGCCACCCTTGAGGCGGTCGTCCCGGCAGCGGGCGTCAACAAGGTCCGCGTAGGGCACACCGTAGAAGCGGCGCGCCTCGTTGTTCGCGTCCAGAGATTGCAGGGCTGAGACATGGCAAACAGCATCATTCAGCGCGAGAACATCGCGGACTACGTCGAGAACCTGCTGGCCGCGAGCCGGGCAGAGTTCGGCGGGGCGTTCATGGCCCGTGGCTACAACGCCTCGGCCGACTCGGTAACGCGGGCTGCGGATGGCCGCGACCTGAACGCGATCTGGGACGAGTTCCAGGCCACCGTCGCCATCCAGAACTCCCAAAGGCAGCCCCTCATCGACCTGCTGACCTTCCCGGTTAGTTCCGTGATTGAGGACGTGCCGCAGTTCGGGACGGAAGACTTCGAGGAGGCGTCGGAGTATGGTGTCCCCGTCGGCATCCGGCCTTCGTCCACGGTCCTGTCGCTCGGATACACCTTCAAGTGGTACGACATTGCCAACCGCTTCACGTGGCAGTTCCTCGCGGACGCTTCGGCTTCGCGGGTGGAGGCCGTCCACCAGCAGGTGCTGGACGCGGATAACCGTCTGCTGTTCAAGGAAGTCATGAAGGCGGTCTTCCGTGACACCAACCGGACCGCCAACATCAACGGCCAGAACTACAACGTGTATGCGTTCTGGAACAACGACGGTACCGTCCCCCCGTCGTACAAGTCCAACACGTTCCTCGGCACCCACACTCACTACCGCTCCAGTGGCGCGGCGACGGTGAACGCGGGCGACCTCGACGAGATCGCCGACGACTTCAAGTCGCACGGCTATTCCGCCGAGAACGGCAGCACGATGTTCGCGCTGGTGAACGTGGCGGAAGCCAACACCATCCGGACCCTGCGAGTCTCTACCGGCTCCCGGTACGACTTCATCCCTGCCCTGGGGCAGCCGGGTCTGATCCTGCCGGACTCCACCTTGGTGGGGCAGAGTCAGGTAGCGGCCACCTTCCGGGGGATGAACGTCATCGGCAACTACGGCCCGATGCTCATCATCGAGGAAGACTACGTGCCCGCAGGGTACATCGTGGCGCTGGTTTCGGGCGGAAAGGCCAACATCCAGAACCCGGTCGGTATGCGGGAGCACGCCAATCCAGGACTCCGGGGACTCCGTCTGGTAAAGGGTCGCGACGCGTCCTACCCACTGATCGACTCCTACTACGCGCGTGGTTTCGGGACGGGCATCCGTCAGCGAGGCGCAGGCATGGTGATGAAGATCACGTCCGGCGCTTACACCATCCCGACCCAGTACGCCTAGGAGACGCCGAGGTGATCAGGGAAGAATTCGAAGGCCCTCTGACTCCAGAAGATTTGGAGTGGTTGGAGGCGCGGCTCCCTCAATCCCGCATCGACCGGCTGGTCGAGGTCCACGGACTCGCGGGAGAGGAGCCGCAGCCCTCCGGAGTTGCCGAGGGTGGAGACCCCGGCAACGAAGGGCTGGAGAACGACGGAGTTGCCGAGGGTGAAGACCCTAGCAACGAAGGGCTGGAGAACGACGGAGACGGGCTGGAGGACCTGATCGGTAGCCCTACCCAGCCGGTCTTCGAACCCAGTGACCACACGGAGAACGAGATCATCGCCTACCTGGCTGGGAACCCGGGTGAGCGAGAGCGGGTGCTGGCGCTCGAGGCCGAGGGCCGTCGGCGCAAGGGCGTCTTGGCTCTCTAGGGCCAGCCCCAAGGCAAGTCCCCTGCCCCCTCCCCGAGGGGAGGAGCGGGCGAGACCAGAAGATGGGTCTGGTCTCCAACCCGCTTCCTCCCCGAGGGGATGGGACAGGGCGGAGTCCCCCGAGGAGGGCTAAGCGTGGCGACACAGGAGGAGATATCCGCTCTTAGGCTCCTGATAGCAGAGTCGATAGACGCGGAACCTTACACCGATGCAAGGCTGAGTTCCCTCCTAGGTGAGGAGGGGGCGGACCCGCAGTCCGTTGCTAGTTCGCTGTGGCGGGAGAAGGCAGCCCGGTTCGCCAGCCTGGTCGACGTGCAGGAGGGCAACTCCAAGCGTTCCCTATCCCAGCTTCAGAAGCAGGCCCTCGAGATGGCGGCTACTTTCGAATCCGGTTCGACGGCTTCTTCGGCCGGGGGGTTGTCATCCCGGGCCACCCGGATACGGAAGATCGAGCGGCAGTGACGGTCTTCCTAGTGGCGGAGAACTTCCGCTATCCGAGCGGCCAGATGGCGGCAGGGCAGGCAATCGAGATCCGCCTAAGGGGGACCGCCACCCTCGCCAACCTCTTCTCGGACTCGGCCGGGGCCACTCCTAAGACGAACCCGGTCACGACAGACTCGGTTGGGAACCTGAGTTTCTACGTTGCTCAGGGAGCGTACGACTTCGCCGTCTCAGGCATTACGGTCCCCTTCGACGTCGAGCCCAAAGCCCCAACCTACGTCCACACCCAGACCATCCCGAACCAGACCTGGACCATTATCCATTCTCTGGGGTACCGGCCTAACGTCTCAGTCGTCGTTGGCGGCGAAGAAGTCCTAGCCGACGTGAGCTGGCCCACCCTAGACACCGTCCTAGTCGGCCTTGACAGTCCCCGCATGGGGTCCGCCTACCTCTCCTAAGGAGCAACCCGAATGAAGGTCCTAGGCGCGAGCCTCGATCTCGTCAGCAAGAAGATCGTCAACGTCCTAGACCCGACATCGGCGCAGGACGCCGCTACCAAGGGATACGTCGACTCCCTCTTCGGCGGGCTGGACTGGAAGCAGCCGGTTCGCGCAGCCTCCACCGCCAACGTGGCTTCCCTGTCCGGCGCGCAGACCATTGACGGCGTTAGCCTCATCGCGGGCGACCGCGTGCTCCTCAAGGACCAGTCCACCGGCTCCGCGAATGGCATCTACGTCGTGGCTGCGGGCGCGTGGTCCCGCTCAACCGACGCCGACGCCAGTTCCGAGATCGAGGCGGGCATGGTGGTGTCCGTCTCGGAAGGCACCACCAACGCCGACAAGGCTTTCATCCTCACGACCAACGGCGCCATTACCGTCGGCTCTACCTCCCTCGCCTTCTCGTCCATCTCGGCGGGAGCCAGCAACTACCAGACCGTGCAGGAGAGTGGATCGGGCGTTACGCAGCGACCAATCCTGAACTTCGGGACGGGCGTGGTCGCTACGGACAACGGCGGGGCGACCCGGACCGACGTCGACATTGACACGGCGGTGGTGGTACGGAAGTACGCCGCAGCCATCGGCGACGGGTCAACAGTGAACATCGTCGTCACGCATTCCCTCAACACCCAGGACGTCACTACGGCGGTGTACCTGGCCAGCGGGACGTTTGAGGAGGTCCTAGCCGACGTTGAGCACACGTCTGTGAACACCATCACCGTCAAGTTCGCGGTCGCACCCACAGCGGGCCAGTACCGCGTAGTGGTCCACGGTTAGGAGCGTGTCCCCATGCCCAAGGTCGTAGGCCCGAGCGGAATCCAGGCCACTGCAGGAGTCCCCATCTCCACTACCCTCGAGTACGTCATTATCAACGGTGCGAAGGTCTGGGTCCGGGGTACCGATCCGGGCGCGTCTGCTGCGAACGGCGACGTCTGGATCGACAACACCCCTTAGGAGGGACAGCAGTGGCTATCACTTCCGTCGACGCGCTGGTCGCCGCCATGAAGGACGGCGTCCCGTTCGTAAAGACCAACACCGCCACCACCGTCGCGGCCCAGTGGCACACGCTGTTCGACCGGGCGGGGAACCCTGGTGCCGGCAACCTCACTATCGGTAACACCACCAACGGTGTAGTGCCGACCGGAGCGACTGCTGGTTTCCCTCCCCTCCGAGCATTTAGTGGCGGCGCTGAGGGCGTCATACACTCG